TACTCACACTTGCCCTTTTTTCTGTGGTATGACCGATAGGAGATGATTTTACTATGGACAGCAACCAATTAAACAAGCTGATTCGGGATAAGGCTAAAAAACGATTTTATGGGCATAAAACGCTAAAGAGTAAATATGTTCCTAAAATACCTGCAACGGCAGAGCGGGAATATATCAGAGTGGTAAATCAGTATATGCAAATTCTCAAAAATGAGCTTGAATTACAACTGCCACAAATCAAGGAAGCATATAAGGTAGAAAGGGATGCGGCTGTCAAAGTAAAGTATCATCAGGATTCCGAAACAGACTTGGATATCATCATTACCAACGTGATAAACAACATAAGAAATGCAATCACAGCCAAGACCAACAGCTACGGATTAAGAAAGAAGATTGAGGCTATGGCACATTTAAACCGAAAGCTTACTGTCAAGGAGTGGAAAAAGGCGGTTAAGGCATCATTGGGCATAGATATCCTTGAGGATTATTACTTGGGTGATTTTTATGCCGAGCAAATGGCTGAATGGATAGCATACAATGTCGACCTTATAACGACCATACCTGAAGATTATTTAAACAAGGTAAATGATGTTATCTACGAAGGTTTTATGTCGGGTAAAACGACTACAAGGATGGCAAGGGATGTTATGTCCATCTATGGTGTCAGCAAAAGACGTGCAAAATTCATAGCCAGAGACCAAACAGCCAAGCTCAATGGGCAAATTCAAATGGCACAGCAGTTGGATGCGGGAATAACCAAGTACACTTGGTATACCACAGGAGATGAAAGAGTCAGAGATAGTCATAGGGCATTAAACGGAAAGCAATTTAGTTGGGATGATGCTCCATTGAACTCTGATGGTAGAAAATGTCACCCCGGAGAGGACTATGGATGCAGGTGTATCGGTAGTCCTGTTTTTGATATTGAGACTATCAATTTGCCAATAGCAGATGATGATGTACAAATAACCATAAAGTAATGGAGGGTGAAGAATGGATGAATTGATAAAGATGGTTTGTCAAGCGTTAAAAGAAGAAGCCGAGGCTGTAATAAGCTATTGTGAGAAGATTGAAAGCACATCCGATATTGACAATTCTGCTGATACAGCTCGTGTTTTTGAAAAGATACGCTTAGACGAAGTAGAACATATTCAGAATCTCACGTTGCAGCTCACAAATTTGGTTGTGCCTGAGATGGAAAAAGTACCTGACGGAGAGGAGGTATGATATTGGCACTGAAATTAAAGCGGGTACAAAGGCTTGACAGCATCAAATTAGATGCTAATGACCGTACCTATTTTACGGATGAAGGCTATTTGGTAGACCACCCGATTTTAACATCGTGTGGCATATTTGAATATGCAAATCCCGATGGCAGTGTACGTAGAGAGCTTAGACTCCCCGAACACGTTTTTAACGAAAAGTCCTTGAAATCATATAAGGGTAAGCCTGTTATCATAACTCACGATGCAGGTGTTGTCAGTAAGGACAATGTTGATAAGGAACAGATAGGTACAATACTCTCGGATGGTTACCAAGACAAAGATGATGTTAGGGCAGAGATTATAATTCACAATACTGATGCAATGAAAGATTGCGGATTGAGGGAATTATCTCTCGGATATAACCTTGACCTTGTTGAAGAACCGGGAGAATGGAATGGCGAGCCTTATGATGCCATTCAAACCAATATTGTTATCAACCATTTAGCCTTAGTAGCTTCTGCAAGAGCAGGGGAACAGGCAAGGTTGAATATAGATAGCTCAGATGAGCCTACATTGAAAGGAGGAAAAGTGATGAAAATGAATCATCGCAACGACAGTGGTGCTATGTCACCCGAAGAACTCAAAAAGTCCATTGAGGAGTACAAGGCAAGCAAGGCAAGCAGAAAGCCTGACAACAAAGAGGAGTCTACGGACCTTGATGGTGACGAGGAGGAATCTTCTGCATCTGTTAATGAAAATGCTGAAGATGGTGATGATGAGGAGGAAACCAAAGAAGGTAACACACCTCAGGATATCACACAGCAGGTAAAGGATAGACGAGACAGACGAGATGCAGAAGATGACCCAAAGGACACTGAAAGTGCTATGGGTGTTATTGCACAGCAGGACGAGGACATTGATATGCTTCTTGCTTGCCTTGAAAAATTCTTTGCCGAGGAAGCCGCAGAGGGTAATCACGATGGTGAGGGCGAGGATGAGGATGAATGTGAAACAAAGACAGACAGCTCAGATGATAAGAGCAAGTCTTTAAATGCTGACTCAGCCGATAAGATTTTCCGTCAGAGATTAAACATTTGCCGTGTAGGTGATAAACTTCGTATGGACGGCTTGGAGAATAAGTCAATTCTTGATGGCAAGAAGGCTATTATTAACAAGGTCCTTCCATCTATGAGACTTGACGGCAAGAGCAAAGCATATATTGATGCTTGCTACGATATGGCTGTTTCGGAGGTCAACAAGAGAAAGAGTGTTGATTATCAGAAAAAGCAGATGCTTAACGGCAAGGGTATGAGAGCCGACAGCAAGAATGCAGGCAGTATGGCAGACCAAGCAAGGCAGAGAATGATTGACAGAGAAGGAGGTAATGAATAATGGCAGCACAGCTTAATTATGGTTATAGCACTCCGAAGGGAGTTGCAGGCGGCAAAGCAAATATCGTATTTGACTTTGTTGCAACACGTAGTAACGAGGAGGCTGATGGCGTATTAAAGTATGGTATGGCAGTAATGGTTGGCACTACACCGGGTGCATCCGTTAAGCTTCCTACTAACGCAACAGCTGATACAATTGAGGGTATTGTTTTGAGAGCTGCGAATACCGAGCAGGATATGAGCGGTACAGTGGTTGTTAAGAATGGTGCTTCTGTCGGTGTTATCAAGAAAGGCTCTGTATGGGGCAGAACGGTAAGTGATTGTGAGCCAAGCTATGGTGAAACAGCTTATGTGGTTACAAGCGGTGATGATGTTGGTTTATTTACCAATAAATCCGCTGAAGGTACAACAGTAGATATCGGTGCTAAGTTTGGTAATGCCTTTGATGATGGTATTGCCGTAATTGAGATTTAAGAGGAGGTTACGATATGAAATATAATCCTGAAATGCCATCTAACGGTTATAGTCAGGCTGATTATGCAGCACTGATGGCATCTAACATTACACCTGTACTCGTAGAAACTAAGGGTCTTAGATTTGACGATAGCGAGGATGCTTCCGTATTCTTTGCCAGAGAGCTTGATTTTATCAAGTCTAAGTCCTATGACAAGGCTTATCCTGAATTTACAGGTATCAACAATTTTCCTGTCACACACGAAGTTCCGGAGGGCGCTGAGAGTGTTACATACTATAGCTACGAAAAGACAGGTATGGCTTCCATCATCAGCAATTATGCTACGGATTTACCAAGAGCTGATGTTAAAGGCTCACCAAGCACAGCATACATTAAGTCTGTTGGTGCATCCTATGGTTACTCTGTGCAGGAAATGAGAGCAAGCCGTATGGCAGGTAAGAGCCTTGACACACGAAAGGCTGAGTCTGCACGTTATGCAGTAGAGAGAACCATCAATAAGATTGCCTTTGCCGGTGATAAGGAACGTGGAATAATGGGTATGCTTTCAACAGATAACAATATTCCGCTGTTTACATTAAGCACAGTGGAGGTTGATGGTGAGCAGTATACCGACTTCAAGCATAAGTCAGCAAATCAGATTCTTGATGATATCAACGCTATGTTCGCATATCAGAGCAGAATTACCAAGAATGTAGAGAGAGCAGATACACTTGCATTACCTGCATCCGTATACATTGATATTTCAACAAGACAAGTACCAAACACAGGTTACACCGTAAAGAAGTTCTTGCTTGAAAATGCCCCTTACCTTAAGGATATTATTGCTGCACCTGAGCTTGAATCCGATTCCGAGGAAACAAATCCTTATAGCAGTAATGTAGCACTGCTCTATACAAACTCAGCAGACAAGTTCAGTCTTGAAATTCCTATGTCATTCTATCAGTACCCATTACAGAACAGAAACCTTGAAGTTATTGTTCCTTGTGAGGAAAGAGTGGCAGGTATTATTATGTATTACCCACTTTCAGCACTCATTGCTGTTGGTGTTTGATAGGAGGGATATGCAATGATTATAAAGAATATTGGTAACAAAATTATCGGTATCGGTAATGTAAATGTATTACCCAATGAAAGTGCAGAAGTGCCAAAGGAGTTTGAAAAAAGTGTAATTCTTGAAATTTACAAGAAGTGCGGTATTGTTGAGATTAGCGGTGAGGCTTCAACTCCAGATAAGACCGATGAGGAAATTGCACTTGCGAAGGCCGAAGCTGAGCAGAAAGCCATTGAGGATGCTGAAAAGCTGAGAAAGAAAAGACTTGCTTCGCTTAAGAACATCAGCGAGGAGGATTTAGCTAAGCTTGCGAATGAGCTTGGTATTTCTCCTGCTGATTGCAAAGACCAAGCTGATGTACTTGCAAAGGTAAAGGAAGCCTTAAGTAAGTGAGGTTATGGCTATGGATGCACTGGAAATTTTCCGCATTGTAGCCACAGAATTTAAGGACATGCCGGATGATGATGTTATAGACACCGAAACCGGAAAGGTTACTGAGTATGGAGTGAATACATTTATCACTCTGTACTCAGACCAAATCTCAGAAAGACGGTTTGGCAGTACGTATCAGAAGGCTCTTGCTTATCTGACAGCTCACAAGCTTAAAATGAATGGCTACGGAAATAACGAAAACGGTGTTATCGGTGATTCTTTACGTGTTGGCTCGTACTCCGAGGGTGAAACATCAATAAGCTACACTACTAATCAGCAGACTAATTTACAGGTTGATGCAGAATACGCATTGACAGTTTATGGTTTGGAATTTCTTACGTTAAGAAGGAATGCTGTAATCCCTATTATCAGTGCGGGAGAAGGTAAAGCCTATGAGTGTTAAAGTTACCGAAAAGGTTACCTCGGATGGTAAAAAGTTTGAGAAAATGCTTAAACAATTGAATGGCTTGCAAGTCAGGGTTGGTTTTCAAAAAGGACAAGCGAGTGATGATAATGGCGTGGATATATGCGATATTGCTGCTTGGAATGAGTTAGGCACTGAACATACACCGGCAAGACCGTTCTTGCGTAAAAGTGTTGATGAAAATACAGCCGAAATAACATCGTTTATAAAGTCTTTGAAAAAAGAACTTTTAAGCAGTGGTGATGCAGAGCAGTTTTTAAAGAAAGTAGGTATTTTCCAAAAGGAACTTATACAGAAGAAGATAACTGATGGAGATTTTGAGCCAAACGCTGAATCTACAATCAAGAAGAAAGGCTCAAGCAAGCCACTGATTGACACAGGCAGGATGAGACAATCCGTAAACTATGTTATAAAGAGCAAAGGAAGTGATGATTGATGAATTTCCTTAAACGCCCACACTGCATACGGCGTTATTCAGAGCCTAAAAACACAAAGGGGTATTATTCTACACCCTATACCGATATAACGCTGCCTATGGACGTACAGACATTAGAAAACGCATCTAAAACCGATGCGGATGGTACAAAATTCGTACAACGGCTGAAAGTGTTTTGTGATTTTCCTATCTTGGTTGAGAATGTTCAAACGCAGCAAAAGGCAGACAGACTATGGTTTCAAGACAAATGGTTTGAGTGTATATCTTGTAGGCTAAGTGAAAACACACCGCTCAAGCACTACACTGCTACCTTTGTTGAGTGTTTAGATGCAGAAACAGGACCCAATGAATTGTAGAACGGAGGCTAATTATGAATGTAGTTGAATTACGAGATTTTATTTATGATTTGACAGCCGATTTCTTTCAGGAGGCAAATGTTATATGGGCAGAGCAGATTAACACTAAGCCACCATTGCCATACGTAACATTGAAGTTAGGGAGTATCAATCGAAATGCCTATGCGGTGAGCTATAGCGAGAATGAAAGAATTTATCATTGCAATACAACGCTTGAAGTCAATCTTTATACACAAGGTATGCCTGTTACAGAAGAAAAAAACGTAACAGGCAATTACATTAATACGGCAGTTTCGGATTTGATGGATTTCGCTAATTATGTTGATTCCGAGGATATTACGGATAGCACTACCGAAAAAGAAATTGCAATTACCTTGATGCCGCCTGTAAGAGATTTAACAAGCTTGGAGAATGATACAAGATACAGATATCGTTCTATGGCTGAATTCAGTATTACATTTGTTGCTGATGCAAGCGGAGCTTATGGAATAGGTGGTATGCTTACAGTGCCAAACACCAGTGGTGGAGGTACAACACAAATGGTAGAAACACAAATTGATAAAATTGAGAGTATAGAAATAGAAGGAGGTTTATGCGATGAAGAATAATTCATTGGATGACATTATTAAATGCAATATTGAGATTTCAAGCCCGGCTTCTAATGATGAAACCTTTGACACAATATTACTTGTAGTAGCCGCTCCACTTAGTGCGGGTAGCAAGACTATTACAAAGACGATATCTGTGTCAAGTACATCTGAATTAACTGATTATGGTTATACATCTGAAGAACCAGCATATATTGCGGCAGATGTTGCATTTTCACAGAGTCCTGCACCGGACAGCTTATATATTACAGTAAGGCAGTATAAGAATGCAGAGACAAGCACCTATGAAACTATAGATGTAACTTTGAACAGAGCTGCATCTGAAGCTAATTTCTACGGCATTCATTTGACCGAATTTAAGGATAGCAAGGATGTAACGGCTGCTGTTTCGTGGGCAGAGTCAAATAATAAGTTATATGGCTTTGAATATACGGACGAAAATGCTTGTCCTATCAAGAATTTTAGTTATTACAGGAGTTTTGGCATTTATTCGGGTGATGCAGATGGATATGAGGATGATGATAAGCCTACAGAAAATGATTATATGGCTCTTGCTTGGATGGCTAAATGCTTTGGCTATGACCCAGGTACAGAAACTTGGCATCTTAAAGAGCTTTCAACAGTTGTTCCGTCAGCTCTGGACACCACACAGAAATCTGATTTTGCAGACAAGAACATTAATACCTATCTTAGATATGCGGGATGTAATGTCACTATTGGCGGTTACACTCTTGCAGGTGAATGGATTGATGTTATCAGATTCAGAGATTGGCTTAAGGCAGAAATGCAAACTAATGTATTTAATGCGTTAAAGGTCAATAGAAAAGTACCATTTACCGATGCGGGTATTGGTTTAATTCAGTGCAAGATGGAGGAAACTTTGCTTAGAGGTCAATCCATAGGTGGTATAGCTGATACCGAGTATGATGACGATGATAATGCTATTCCGGGTTACACTGTCACAGTGCCTAAAGCATCGGATTTGACAGAGGCAGAAAGAAAGTCAAGAAAGCTTACAGGATGTAAATATGTTGCACGTCTTGCAGGTGCTATACACGCAGTTGAAATTGAAGGTTATTTAGAGTTTTGATGGGAGGTAGTAAATTATGGCAAGTACATATAATCCTAAAAAAGTAACTTGTGCTTTAGGCAGACATATAGTAACAGGCTTTGCTGATGATAGTTTTATCTCTGTTGAGTATGCAGGAGATGGTACAAGCTATGTTATCGGTGCGGATGGCGAATGCGTAAGAAGTATTGACCCATCCGATGCGTATACGATTAAGTTATCACTGTTGCAAACCTCTCCAACCAATGATTATCTGCAAAATATGTTTGATAAGGATAAGAAAGATGGAACAGGTACGTTCCCAATCAACATCAAGGATATTATCGGTGATGACCAGTTTGTTGCTGAAACAGCGTGGGTGTCTAAACCTGCACCGTTTGCAAGAGGCAAAGCACAAGGTAATCGTGAATGGGAGCTTGTTGCAGGTGAAGGTGTATTCAAGTAATAGGAGGAATGAAGTATGAAGCTTAAGCAAGTTGAACCTAAAACCGAAAGAATCGGAGACAATAAGTATTATATAACACCGTTTCCTGCATTTAAAGCAGCAAATCTCACCGGGGAGTTAGCATCTGTGTTAGCTCCCCTTCTTAGTGGTTTAACATCGTTAACAACGGATGGTAGTTTGATGGATGTTGATGCGACTAAGGCGGCTGATGCTTTGGCTAATAGCGCAAATATCAGCGGAGACAAGCTTGAACAGTTGATGAAAAAGTTGCTTATCGGTGGACATATTGCTGTTGAATTTGAAAATGAAAATGGCGATATAGAACGTCAAAGACTTGATATGGATTTGGCAAACGAACTTTTTTGTGGTGATGTGCAGGATATGTTTATCCTTTGCTTTTATGTCATAAGGTTAAATTTCAACGGTTTTTTCGAGAAAGTAGCCAACCTATCTGGCAAGGCAGGGTTGGCAGAGGCAGTGACCCAAAGAGTGATATTGTAAAATATGGCACTTTTGACTACTCACAATTCAATGAATTAGAGCTTCGTATGTATATCCTTGTTAAGGCTAGACTTGCATCAATGTATGAATTACAAAACAGATATACTTTGGATGAAGCTGTATGCTTTATACGAGATGGAGCTTGACATTGAAAAAGGTAGAGCAGACGAGCTTGAAAGGAGTGGTTAATATTGACTATACGAGATATTGCGGTAGCACTTGGAGTTGATGTTGATAACGCCAGTGTAAGCAAAGCCGAAAACAGTATCAAGGGAATAAAGAGTCTTGCAACAAAGTTGCTTGGAAGCTTGGCTGTTGTATTTACTGTATCAGGGGTAAAGTCATTTATAAGTGAATGTACTGAGCTTGCATCTAATGTTGAGCAGGTACAACAAAAGTTTGATGTTGTTTTTGATGAATGTGCCAAAGGCGCAGAAGAATGGGCAGATAGCTTTTCCGATGCTGTTGGCAGAAACAAGAACAAGATTAAAGAGTATATGGCTGATAACCAAAACCTGCTTACAGGCTTTGGTATGACAAGAGATGCCGCTACAGATATGACAGAGAAGATGGTTGAGGCTGCACTTGACCTTGCTTCGTTTAACAATATAGAGGATGATGTGGCTGTTAATGCTATGTCTAAAGCCTTGATGGGCGAAAGTGAAGCCGCTAAAACACTTGGTGCGGTTTTGAATGATGTTACAAGAGCACAAGCGATGGAGGAGCTTGGTTTAAAAGGTAAGTATGAAGCTTTAGACCAAGCTACCAAAATGCAAGTAAACTACCGAGCCATTATGGACCAATCACAAGACTCAATTGGTGATTGTGTGCGTAGTATGGATTCCTATGAGTCAAGAGCCCGACAAAACAAAGCTGCAATAGCGGAGCTTAAAGAGTTCCTCGGAAGCAAACTGTTGCCGGTGATGGCTATTTTTGTTAATTGGATGACTAAATGCGTAAAATGGCTTACAGCGTTCGCAAAGAAAATCATAGGAGCTACTGACGAGGAGAACCGCATATTAAAAGCTTTTAACGCTATGCACGCCTTAGTAAAAAAGCTACAGCCTGCAATAGAGCGAATGATGAGTGCGATTTCCAATGGCATCACTAAAGCAAGAGATTTAATTACCAAGGTGGTTAATCGTCTCGGAGGTGTAGGAAATGCATTGAAATTACTTGCTATAGTTGCAGGAGCTTTTCTGCTTGTTATGAATTGGAGCAAAATTGTCGCATACGCAAAGTCGTTTGCAACTCTGTTAAAAATCATTAATAAGTTGTTTAGCGTTGCAGGCTTGAAAGCGATGGCAGCAGTAGCAATTATAATTATTCTTGCGCTTATAGTCGAAGATTTTATTCAGTTTTTGTTGGGTAATGATTCTGTCATCGGAACAATATTTGAAAAAGCCGGCATAAGTGCGGATGATGCAAGACAAACTATTTTTGAAGCTTGGAAAAAGGTTGTAAAATTTTTGTCTGATGTTTGGAGCGGAATCAAGACTGCTGCGTTGAATACGTGGAACACAATTAAGAACTTTTTTGAAAAGCACTCGGATTCCATAAAAACAAATTTTATGCGTGCGTGGAATATCATCAAAACGTTTCTTTCAGGTGTATGGACTTTCATTTCTCAGTTGGTAAGCACATTGTTTGGAGATTCTGAAGATGATGTTAACGGCAGTACAAACAGTACAAAGGATACTATTGTTGATGTATGGCAAAAAATTCTTGATACTGTTTCAGCTGTGCTTGATGCCTTGTATGAAGTATTTAATGCTATTTTTAATGCGATTGCAACAGTTACTGAATTTATATTCAATAAGATTAAAGCCTTTTGGGATAAGTGGGGACCGACCGTATTATCTGCATTTAAAAAGATTTTTGATAATATGAAAGCGGCTGTCAATGGTTTCTTGGAGGTCATAAAAGGTATTGCTAATTTTATTACAGCTGTATTTCAGGGTGATTGGTCAGCAGCTTGGGATGCTGTAAAACAAATTGCTCAGGGTGTTTGGGATACTATTTTAAATTTAATATCTGGAGCTATTACAGCGGTAAGCTTGGTGATTGCCACTATACTTGATACAATAAAGACTACTTGGGAGAATATATGGAACAGTATTTCGGATTTCTTTAGTCAGTTGTGGGATAATATTAAGACAGGAATTACTGAAAAAATCACAGGCATTAAAGATACTATAATGACAGGTATCAATGAGGCTGTTGATTGGATTAAGGGCTTGGCAGGGCAAGCATCCCAATGGGGACACGATATGATAGATGGTCTTATTCAGGGAATTAAAGATAAAATAGATGGGGTTAAA